CTAAATGACACATTAGGGTTTTTTGAACCTGATGGTGATTTAGATAAGTAAAAGAATTGCACAAGCAATCGCCGTGTCTGGTTGTAAAATTGACAGAAAGAGAGGATTTAAACAATGTTTAAATTTTTATTTAATAATAAAGAAGAAGGAGATATAGTTATGTCAAATACAAGACTATCTAAAACTCAAAAGATTAGAAATCTTTTTGAAAGAGGTGCTACGGTTACTTGGAAACAATTAAGAACCGTTTACGACCTACAATCGCCAGCCGCAATGATTGGCAAATTAAGAAATCAAGGTTTAATGATTTATGAAAATAGATCAAAGAAAACTGGTGTTTCTTATAGAGTTGGTAAACCATCAACAGCAATTTTAGTTGCTGGAATGAACAAAGTGTTCGGTAAACAAGTTGGTTACTCAGCATAATTAAAATAAGTATTGGGCGCTTCGGCGCCCATACACAACAGAAAATATTATGGACATACAACACGGATTATTAATGGGATTTATAGGTTGCACGGTAACAATTATAGGTTTTACGATTGCATATCTTGTTGCTAACTATCATTATAAAAAAGAGAACAAGAAAAAAAGACCTTTATCTTCAGTAGAGGAATCATTGAGGAGATTAAATGCCAAATTCGGCGACACAGAATAAAATTAAAAAATCAGAATATCAAAACTATGCTGATTGTATAAGAAGCGACCAGGTATCAGCACCTGAAGTTGTTGAACTATTTGAAGACAAAGCATTTTATAAATGGTATAAAAAGAAATATTTAAATGATACTAGTAGACCTTAATCAAGTTTTAATATCAAACCTTATGGCACAAGTTAGAGGTAAGGCAGATGTTAAACCTAATAAAGAAATGATTAGGTTTATGGTATTGAACTCTTTGAGAGGTATCAATGTCAAGTTTAAGGACGAGTATGGCGAAATGGTACTATGCTCAGACGCAAGTGATCCTTGGCGTAAAGATTTTTTTCCTAATTACAAACACAGCAGAAAAGCACAAAGACAAGATGGTCCATTTGATTGGGAAAACATATTTAATATTATAACAGAAATTAAGAATGAAGTAAAAGAAAACTTTCCATACAAAGTAATGTATGTTGAGAATAGTGAGGCAGATGATATTATTGCTTCAATTATAAAATTACAAGAAGAAGATTTATACCTGATAGTGTCTGGCGATAAAGACTTTATACAACTACATCATTATGGTAATGTATATCAATGGTCGCCTTTATTAAAAGGTTTCATAGGTGAACAAGAGGATCCTATAAAATTTTTAAGAACACAAATAATAAAAGGTGATAGGTCAGACGGAGTGCCTAATATATTAAGTGATGACGAAATATTTGTAAGAGGTGACAGACAGAAACCTATAAAGGCAAAACAATTAGAGGAGTGGTCTAATATAGATAACATACCTTTAGGGTCAGAAACAAAAAAGAATTACAATAGAAATAAGAAACTAATAGATTTATCGCAGATACCAAAAACGATAGAAACTAACATTATAAATACATATAGAAACTATAAAGTAAAAGACAGGTCGCTCCTGTTACCTTACTTCATAGGTAAAAAACTGAAGACATTGATAGATAAAATTAATGACTTTTAAAATGAGGATATTATGGCTATAACAAATCAACAAATACAAGCGGGTATTGGTAATGAGGGTTCAGGTGCTCCTACCGTACACGAGATTTTTACAAAAATCAATAACGCTAAAGACAAACCTCAAAAGATTGCTATACTAAAGCAATTTGATAATCAGGCAATGAGGCAGTTATTAAAAGCTGCTTTTGATCCTAAAATCAAGTTTGATCTACCTGAAGGTAATCCACCTTATATTAAGAATGAGGCACCTGCTGGAACTGAACATACAAGTTTGGCTGCAGAAGCAAGAAAACTATATCATTTTGTAGTTGGTGGTAATAATCAGATAACAAAGTTAAAAAAAGAAACTATGTTTATCCAGATGTTAGAAGGATTACACCAAGATGACGCTGAAGTCCTAATGGCGATTAAGAATAAAACACTTAATACTACCTACAAAGGATTAACAGCAAATCTAGTTAAAGAAACATTTAACTGGAATGACGATTTTGTAAGAATCGCACAATAAAGACACATTTTATAGGGGTGTTCACGCTTTGTTCTCATAGCACACCCCTAAAAACTCAATAAAATCAACACTTTTTTTCGCTTGACTTTGCAGTATAAGTCTGTTAATATAAATATATTATGAGAAAACAATTTTTATATCTGTTTTTAGCATTTGTATATATCTGGTCGTGGAGTATATTTAATGTTTTAAACGCAAGTGAAAGAGTACAGACAACGACAGGTCATATTATAGTTGAGACCGTTAAGGGTTCAGATATTGACCAGATGAAAGTTTTAGAAGGCGAACTACAAAACTTAGCACATAAGTTTGCTTTAGAAATCATACCTATCATAGAGGCAAGTTTGCCTTTGATTATGGATAAGGTTATGACAGATTTGAGATTAGAATTAGATAAACAACACAAATGTTTATTGCTAAAAGATAGTAAGATCAAAGACAAGGATTGTCAATGATAGAATTTTTTTTAGAAATACCGATGGAATTGCAAGTTATAATTTTATCGTGTATAACAATGGGAGTTATTCAAGTTATCAAAGATGAAAAAGCGAAAATTAGACAAAAACAAGAGAGTGAAAAAAGTTTTGAAAAGAGAACTAGCGAGCAATCGTAAATATAAAACTACCTATAAAGATATTAAAAAATATTTCAATGTGATTAATAAAGCATTGTTTAAAAATATATTACAACCTTTTAATGATATTCAAATTAAAAAAATTTATAAAGATGAAACTAAAAAGTTTTGTTACGGTCAGGTAACAACTTGGGTATGGGAAAGAAAAGGTACACAGCAATTCTGGTTAGAAATGCTACCTACATACAGAAACAAAAAAGAATTTGTAGAAACTTTGGCACACGAAATGATTCATTTATGGCAAATGAATATCAAAGGTGATACAGGTAACCACAACAAACTATTTTATTCATTTAGACCAAAGTTGAACAAACTTGGTTTAGATTTATAATACAAGAGAGAAAGATATATTATGAGTAGAAAAGTGAAAGAGTTAGATCCGTATATCAAGGCAAGAGTCGGTGAGGCGTTGCTTAAATTAGAAGGTCTAATTAAACCATCAAACTTACCAGGTACAAGTAGATTATATTACACAGGACAATGGGCAAAAGATGTGTACGATAACTATACAAACAAACAAGCGGCAGTAATTTTTAAGAAAGTAGAAAAACTAAAACCGCATTTAACTTTTTATCAATCAAAACTAGAAACATTTAAAGACCAAGACGGTGTTGAATGGACAGGATATGACTATTATGCCAAAAAAAATTAATTGGGACAATCTATTAAACAAGGCGTGGTTATACACAAAGATATTTTTTGTATCTGGTATAATCTGTGCTTTGGCGTTTAGTTGGGGTACATTTTATCCTAACAAATGGACAAAACAAAAAGTAAATGCTGAATTAGAAAGTTTTTACTTACTAAAAATTAAAGATTTAGATTTAAGAGAACCTGAATTTGTATATAATGATGATATACAATTTGTTAGAGCAATGCACAAATGTATTGACTACATAAATTTCACAACACCTAAAGATAAAAGAGTGCCTTGGGAAATGATTATAGGTCAGGCTGCATTAGAGTCAGGTTGGGGTAAAAGTAGATTTGCAGTAAAAGGTAATAACTTATTCGGCATTAGAACATTTACAGAGTCAGTACCACATTTATTACCTAGTGGTGTAGAAAAATGGCCAGGTTGGGGTGTAAGAGTATTTGCTAGTAAATGTGATAGTGTACAAGAATATATTAGATTACTTAACGAGCATAATGCTTATAAAGAATTTAGAGTCAAAAGACAAATGATGTTAGATAAGAATCAACCTTTAGATTCGTTTGTATTAATCAAAACACTAGACGCCTTTTCAACTACAAAAGATTATGACAAGAGAGTCATAAGAATGATTAATAGAATAAAAAAATTAGAAACTAAATAACAATATGTTTTTAACATTACTAACATTTATATCAGCGATAGCTATATCTTTAATAGCGGCAGGATATTCTATATTAGGATTAGCAACTTTATTTGCTGGTGCAGCCGTGCCTATTATTGCAATGGGTTCAGCATTAGAAGTAGGTAAGTTAGTTGCCGCCTCTTGGTTGTATCATAATTGGCGAGAAAATATACCTAGGGCATTAAAAGCATATCTGTTTACAGCAATCATTGTATTAATATTCATAACATCAATTGGTATCTTTGGTTTCCTATCAAAGGCACACCTAGATCAAGTTAAACCTACAGCAGGTAATACAGAAAAAATAATGTTGATTGATAAACAAATCAAACAAGAAGAATTAATTATTGAGAGAGCAGAAAGAACACTTGAACAATTAGATAAAGCGCTTGATGTTTATATTGACAAAGAATATGTTAGTAGGGGATTAAAAGAGCGAAAGAAACAAAAAGAAGAACGAGACCTGTTGAATAAATCAATAAACGAAGCAATGGAAAAAATAGCGGAGTTGAACAATTCCAAATCGTCAATAACCATAGAACAATTAAAATTAGAAGCGGATGTTGGTCCATTAAAGTATGTTGCTGAGTTGATTTATGGTGATAATGCAAAAGATCATTTTGATTCTGCTGTTAGAATAATCATATTAATACTTATATTCGTTTTTGATCCACTTGCTGTATTATTATTAATTGCAGCCAATATATCATTAAGACAATGGCGTGGTAAGAGATTAGAGAATCAGAAACAAAAAGACTGGCAAAAAGAGGCCATCAATGCAAAAGCAAGAGCAAGAGATTACATAGAAAAACAAAAAGTATATAAGAACTTTTTTGATAAATTAGGTAAAAGAAATATCACAAATAGAGATTATGAGGATTTCTTTAACAAAATGGGTACCGAAGAATTAAAACAATTAGGACTTGATCCTGACGAAATAAGATTAAAATTAGACCAAATAATGGAGTGGAATGATCCGAATACTAATAATAAGTAGTTTTTTGATTCTCTTTGCTGGTTGTACAAAACAAGTTTGTATATCACCACATAAATGTGAGAAGAAAGTAGATTGGAATAACCCTGGATTTACCGTTGTTAGGACTATCATAACACAAGGTGCTAATGTCGGTAATTAACGCTTGACAATGGTGCAAAAAAGTGATATATTAATATTATGTACACTAAAAAAAGACAACAAGAATTAATCAACAACGCTGCTAAAGCAATGAACAAGGCACAATCAAAGTGGGCAAGAATGTTTTGGACAGGTGTGTGGAAACAATTGTGTATTAAATTTGGGAGAGTGAATTAATGAATATATTTTATGTAGATAAAAATCCAGAAACTGCTGCTAAGATGATGTGTGATAAACATATTATCAAAATGATACTAGA